GATACACAACGGCAAAAAGCCCTATGGAAATGTTCCCCCTGGAAATCGAAAATGATCTGAAAATGGTGGATGAAACGATTCGTGAATATTACGAAATGAAAGGAAATGAAGAAAAATGATTAAGATGTCTAACAATTGGAATGAAGTAAAGGAATTTTCCGAACGTACCAAGCTGCCCCTGGGGGCCTATGTGTGCAAAGTAAAGCAATGCCGGGTGCAGGATAACGATTATGGCTCCCAGCTTGCTATCCTCTTTGATATTCATGAAGGGGAATACAAGGGCTATTATGCCAATGATTTTGATTCTCAGCAGGATCAGAACAAGAAATGGAAAGGCGTTCTGCGCATCTGGCTTCCCAAAGAGGATGGCAGCGATAAGGATGAATTTACCAAGAGCGTCCTGAAGGGCACGGTAACGGCCTTTGAAAACAGCAATCTGGGCTATACCTGGAATTGGAATGAAAAAACCCTGGAAGGCAAGCTGATCGGCATTCTGTTCCGCAATGAAGAATGGGAATACGATGGGAAATCCGGCTGGGCCGTGCGCCCCTTCCGTGCCATTTCCGCTTCCAGCGTAAGGGAAGGCAGCTACACCCTGCCAAAGGACAAGCCCCTGGCCAATAAATCCAGCGCTTCTTCTGCTCCTTCCTATTTGCCGCCTTCCGATACGAACGGCTTTGTAAAGGTGGATGAAGATGATGAACTTCCGTTCTAAATATCATAACAAAAAAGTTGTGGTAGATGGGATAGAGTTTGATTCCAAGAAGGAAGCCCGTAGGTACTCTGAATTGCTCCTGCTTGAAAGGGTGGGAGCAATCCAGGACCTAAAGCGGCAAGTAAAATTTGAACTCATTCCCTCCCAGCGCTATGACGGGAAAGTAGTTGAAAGGCCCTGTTCCTATGTTGCTGATTTTACCTATCAGGAAAACGGCAATCTGATTGTGGAAGATACCAAGGGCCTGAAAACAAAGGATTATATCATTAAGCGGAAATTGATGCTGTATCTGAACGGAATCAGAATCAGGGAGGTATAACGTGCATCTGAATCATTATCAATCCCTTGCAGCCAGGACGATTAACCAGGATAACGATAAGGCTGAAATGCTTGCCCACGCATTGCACGGGCTTTGTGCTGAAGTTGGTGAAGTGCATGGCATTTTTCAAAAGCAATATCAAGGGCATGAAGCATCTTTAGATCATTTGGAAAAAGAACTGGGTGATTGCCTGTGGATGCTGGCTGAAGCCTGTACCGCTTGCGATTTTACCCTTGAAGAAGTGGCCCAAATGAACATTGATAAGCTGATGGCCCGGTATCCTGATGGATTCAAGGCCGAAAACAGCCTGAATAGAAAGGAAGGGGATATCTGATGGATACATTCGGAACCAGGCTTCGCAAAGCCCGGAAGGATGCTGGTTATTCACGTTCGGAAGCAGCAATTGAATTGGGCGTTTCCCCTGGCTATATTGGCCGGATGGAAAGCGAAGAAGTATACCCCTCTATTTTACAGGTATCACAGCTTGCGGCGCTGTATCAAGTGGATCTGAATTGGCTGTGCATGATAGGAGAAAAAGGCGAATGATTAAGATTGAAAACGTAGAAACGTTCGGATTTGAACCCGCCATCAGGGGAATGCGGAATCCTATGAATAGCTGGGGCAAGATGGATAGCTTTCATGGTTGCGATGAATCTTGTGTGTGTGATGATTGCGATGAAATGCTATGCGATAACAGAAGCCATGCGTTTGTGTTTGGATATAATGACTTGGCCCTTGCAAAGAAGCTGGCCGCTGGTGGCCCGGTGCATGGAAAATTCATGCGGATGCTAACCGTATTCCTGGATATCACGGCCCCGCTGTACTGGTGGAAGGAATTCGATACTTACAAGGTGGGAACGGTGGCCAATTCGTGCAGCACCATGCACAGGATTCATTCCAAGGAATTCTTGCTGGATGATTTCAGCCATGAGCATATGCTTCAGTTTTCCCTGGATGCCCTGATGCATACCGTTCGCATCCTGAATCTTTATCGGGAAGAATTCCTGAAAACAAAGGATAAGCAGTATTGGTGGCAGATGATCCAGCTTCTTCCCAGTAGCTACAACCAGAAGCGAACTGTGATGCTGAATTATGAAGTGCTGCGGAACATGTATTTATATAGGAAGGAACATAAGCTGAATGAATGGCGTGAATTTTGCGCCTGGATTGAAACCCTTCCATATGCCGAACTGATTACAGGAAAGGAGAAAGACGGATGAACGAACTGAAAAACGTAACGGAATTAGTAAAAATCATTCTGAAGGCCGATGAAAGGGCCAGGAATAATGATAGTTTCCTCTATTTGAGGGTGCTGGAATACTACGCTTACAATAACGGAATTGACCTGAAGCGGGCTACCGTGGAATGGTTTTTCCAGAATCGTGATGGCTGGGGCTTCCCTCCCCCGGAATCAGTACGCAGGGCAAGACAAAAGCTGCAAGCCAAATACCCTGACCTGGCCGCTTGCGACCGTGTACAGGAAAAGCGGATGGAAAAGGAACGGGAATACAGGGCCTATGCGCTGGGGGAATTATGATTTGCATTGTAATCATTCTGCTGTTTTTCATGGTAGCCCCATTCATTGATAATTGGTATGAGGAAAACGAACAGGAAAAGAACGTGGATGCCCTTGCAAAAGCAAAGCCGAAAAAAAGGAGGAAATACACATGGCCAAGCCCTGGAACAGGAAAACACGCCGGGAAATGAGCCGCTACGGTATTGGGCAAAAGGTGCTGAATGAAGAATACGATAAGGTGCGAAACGCCACCAGGACAAGCGCCTACAATAGTGCATTCGCCGCTATGCTGCTGGCCCTGCACCATATCCACGGATTCGGCTACCAGCGCATTCATAGGATTGCGAAGCAAACCATTCTCAATATTAACGCTTCCATGTGCGCTTCTGAACTGGTAGAGCAGCTAAAGCGGGAAACGGGTTTCGATGTACTGAAGCCCATACTGGAAGATGAAGAGGGTTTGGAGGTTGAATGAAATGGTGAATTTTGTATTAGGCTGCTTGAATCTTTTTTGCGCCGGGATGAGTCTTGCAAATGCCATTCTTTGCAATTCAGGTGCTTGGCATAAAATACTGTTAATGCTGTTCAATATCTTAGTTGCTTTGCGTTTATTTGCACGGTGTTTTGCTGTTTGAAGGAGGTAGAACGATGCGGCTGATTGATACAGATGATCTTCTGAAAGTGCCAAACGTGCGGAAAGTAACGGAGTATGACGAAACTGGGGAAGGAATCACCTATCTGGCCGTGCCTGTGGAAGCGATTGAAAAAGCCCCCACCATCGAAGCCGAATCCATTGTGCGTTGCAAGGATTGCAAGTATTCAAAAAAATTCTACATTACAGGAAATAGATATTGTGATTTCCATGGAGCGTATGAATATCCAGTATCTGATGATGATTATTGCAGCAATGGCGCAAAGATGGATTTGGAGGGGTGAGGGATGGTAGAAACCTTTTTACTTGGTGTTTATGTAGGTCTTCTGATTCCAACTATTCTTATTACAATATTTGCTTTTATGAAATGAGGAGGCAGAATGATGATTATTGACGGTATCAATATTAAAGTGATCGGAGAAGAACTGCCGGAAGAAGAAATCAGGGAATACATCGCCCGTGGCCGGGAGAAATACGGCAAGCACCTGAAGGGCCTGGAACTGCGCCCGGATGGTGATGAAATCGAAATCTATTATGATATCCCGCCTGTGCATTTCAACCGTCTGCGCCGGATTACTGGGTATCTGGTAGGGGATTTGGGCCGCTGGAATAACGGAAAGAGAGCAGAAGAAAAAGACCGTGTAAAGCATGATGCGGAGGTTTGATCATGGGCAGAAAAGTAATTGATATAACCGGGCAGCGCTTTGGAAGGCTGACGGTGCTGGAGCAAGTACCTGTCCCACCCTTCTATGCGACCCGCAATGCATGGTGGAAATGCAAGTGTGACTGTGGGAATGAAACGCTGGTAAGAGGTGCTGCAATGAAGAACGGCAGCGTCAAAAGCTGCGGCTGCTTGCGGCGGGAAACTACACGGATAATCGGTTTAAATAATAGGAGGAAATGAAATTGACAAAAGAAGAAGATTGGCTTGTATCAGATAAATACTGCAAGGGCTGCAAATATTATGGCACACTTTCGCATTCTAGCCATATTCGCTGCTGTGATTATACAGCAATCAAAAGGCGCATCAGGCAGAACCCGCCGCAATATTGCGAAGTGAAGGAAAAAGGCAAAAGGGAAAGAGGATTACAAAGCACGGATGGATGTGTAGTACATCGAAGGAAGGGGGTGCGATGATTGGCAGAAAGAAGGATGTTTGCAAAAACAATCGTTGATAGCGATGCCTTTCTGGATATGCCGCTTTCCACCCAATCGCTGTACTTCCATTTAAATATGAGGGCTGATGATGATGGATTCATCAATAATCCACGAAAGATTCAAAGGATGATAGGATGCAGCGATGATGATTTGAAATTGCTGATTGCCAAGCGTTTCATTATCCCTTTTGAAAGCGGAATTGTGGTTATCAAGCATTGGAAAATCCATAATTACATCCAGAAAGACAGGTATAAGCCTACCATATACCAAGAAGAAAAAAACCTGATTTCCGAAAAGGATAACAAGGCGTATACAGAATGTATACAGGATGTATCCATAATGGATACCCAGGTTAGGTTAGGTAAGGATAGTATAGATAAGGATAGTATAGATAATAGCGAATCCGAAGAAACGCCCCCTCCCAAATCTACTAAACCAGTAAAACACAAATACGGGGAATATAAAAACGTTTTGCTTACTGATGATGAACTGGACAAGCTGAAGGCTGAATATCCCGATTGGAAAGAACGGATCGAGCGCCTTTCTTCCTATGTGGAAAGCACAGGGAGAAGATACAAATCCCATTATGCCACAATCAGAATGTGGGCCAGGAAGGACGGAAACAAAGGAGGAATGAGGGTTGAACAGCCTGGAAGAAACGCTGAAACGGTTAGGAATATCGGAACATGGCTTTAAGCCTATGAGCCGTGAAGAATATGAGCAGCATAAGGTAGATAGTTATAATGCCAGGATTGGCAATCTGGATCAAGCAGATGGCTATAACTGCGATGCTTGCAAGAATAAGGGCTATATTGCGGAACTGCGCATGGCTGAAATCTATGGGTACAAGGTGGAAACCCTTGTACCCTGCAAATGCCAGAAAGCCAGAAACGCCCTTTCCCGGCTGGCACGTTCAGGGCTTCGGGATGTTGTCAAGAAATATACCTTTGACCGCTATGAAGCTACTGAACCTTGGCAGCAGACAGTAAAAGAAACGGCCCAGCGCTTTTGCGCTGATCCTGGGGAAAGATGGTTTTTCTATGGCGGTCAATCCGGGGCCGGGAAAACCCATATCTGCACAGCCATAGCAGTACATTTCCTTCGCCAGGGCATGGAAACAAAGTACATGCTGTGGCGGGATGAAATCGCCAGAATCAAGGCCCTTGTAAACGATGCAGAGCAATACGGGGCCATGATGCAGGAAATTAAGAATGCCGATGTGCTGTACATAGATGATCTTTTCAAAACTGGGAAGGATGATTTCGGAAAGGTGAAGCAACCAACCCCGGCAGATATCAATGCCGCTTTTGAAATCATCAATTTCCGTTACAATGATCCCCGGAAAATAACCATCATCAGCAGCGAAAGGACAATATCTGATTTGAATGAAATTGATGAAGCAATAGCCGGAAGGATTGCGGAAAAATCCAAAGCTGATGGATATTGCATCAACCTGGGCCGGGATGCTGGCAAGAATTACAGAATGAAAGGAATGCTGGAATTATGAGCAATGCAAAGGAATATCTGCAAAAAATAAGGCTGTATGATTCCCGCATCAATAACAGCCTGAAAGAATTATCTGATCTTGAAGATATGGTACTGCGCATTACGCCTGTACTGAAAGATGATGTAGTATCCTCCAGCGGAAGCCAGGATAAATTAGGGGATACTGTGGCTAAAATCTGTGACCTGAAAACTCAGATTAATAGGGATATAGATACATATGTTGACCTGAAGCGGGAAGCAATCACCCAAATAAAGAAAATTACCCGGACAGAATATTATGATGTACTGGAAAAGTTGTATATCCAGCAAATGACATTGGTAGAAGTAGCCGCTGAAATGCATTATTCCTATCGAGGAATATGCAAGCTGCACGGGAGGGCGCTGCAAGCATTCTCAAAAGTAATGAATGAAGGGGAAGGCAATTAACCTTCCCCTTTGTACCCAAGAATATCTCCTGGCTGGCATTTAAGCAATCGGCAAATAGTTTCAATGTTGCTTATTGCTACCATTTCACCCTGCCGCAGTTTTTGAATAGTAGATTCGCTGAACAGTTTTTCATTTCTCATTCTGTAAGAGGAATACCCGGCAGATTTTAAAGCTGCCAATACATCAATCTTATAGTAAATACCCACTTTCACACCCTCCATTTCAACTGTATTATACCACTAAACATACACGATAACAAGTGTACATAATACCCAAGAATCGGCACGGAAATTCGTGCATTTTATGGGTGGTTTCAACACTATAAATCGTGTATAATAATAGTGAAAGGAGGGCAAGTGGCAAGCAAAAGTTCTACTGAAGAAAGGCAGGAGAAAGTAATGAGGAAAGACCAGATGACCAATGTACAGGCCAAACGGTTAGAAATCCTGGCAAGGCTGGATGAACTGAGCAGATTGGAAGAAATCACAGATAACAGCGAAACGCTGAAACTGATCGCAGAACGCAAAAAGGCGCTTAGAACCGCCCTGGAAAGCATCTAAGCACCCTACTACACCCGGAGGGGTGGCTGACATCCTGCCAGCAGTCACCTCTCCAACCGCCCCAATTTTAACAGATTCTTGGCAGGAAGTCAATAGCACAGAAGGAGAGAAACAAATGCTGAAAATCTTTGTGAATACCTGGGGAAATTACAACGAGAATGGCGCTGATGGGGGCGAATGGATAACATTACCCATGGATGCGGACGAACTTGCAGAGAAGCTGGAAACTATCGCAGAAGCGATGGGCGATGAAGACCCGGAATGGGCTATCCATGATTATGAATGGGAAGGCCGTATCGATCTTGGCGAAGTGCATGAGATGGACAGCATCATGGATTGGAATGAGAAATGCGAAGAAGCGGATGGGCTGGAAGAGTATGAGTTAAAGGAAATTGCGGCGGCGATGGAAGCGTTTGGATATTCCTTTGCCGATGCTATGGAAAAACAACAAGCAGGGGACTTCACATTTTACCCTGACCAGGAGTTGGAGGATGTGGCATACGAGATTATTAATGAATGCTACATCACTAAATCCACTCCAGACATTTTCACCCGGTACTTTGATTATGAAGCGTTTGCACGTGACCTTGGTTTTGATGGGTATGTTGAAACTGAGTATGGTGTTATCTACGATAGTTAAACATTTAGGCCAGGGGGCAAACCTCTGGCTTCTGTGTTTCTTGAGCACGATTATTGGTGTATAAGATACCCAAAGAATAATGGAAAAATTTGGGTATTCTACGGATGGACTATACACGGCAAATAGTGTATAATATAGGTGTCAGGAGGGCAAGGGAAGCAAAAGCCCCCGGCACAGAAAGGAAGTAACACCATGACTTATAAGAAATTCGCTGAAATGATTATCGAACGGGAAGCCTGCGAATGGGTGCAGGAAGTGTGCGGCAAGGAATATAGCATCTGGAATGCAGAAACCAAACTGGAAAAAGGCGAATGCGGCGATATCGAATACGAAGTGAGCGTATATGTTTACCAGCCTGATTCCCCTGCTTCTTTCATTCACAAGCAGCTGATCGTTGGCGGTGTGGTTAGCGAAATCGTTGGCATCTGCAACAGCGTCATTTGGAAGCCCGGTAAATACGGCAAAGAAATCATTTGGATGAAGCAAGAAAGCACCCGCAAAGAACTTGGCATTACGGAATTTGCCATTTAACAAGAATATAGCCCGGCCGGGGGGCCAAGCCCGGCAGGAAAACCCAGGATCACGCCGAATAATTAATTGCTATGAAAAAGGAGTGGCTATCATGAAGCATTTGAACATGGAACGGGCCAAGGAAAGGTATAACAAGATTTGTTTTGATCATCTTGTGGAAGAAGCTGCAACCTATGATAATCCTGAATGGAATCTTCGGGATATCGTTGCCGAAGCAGATTATTACCTTGGAACATTTTATGATTGTGGGCATTGCCATGATACCCGTGATGAATGGGAATGGGATGAAAGCGGCGAACTTCGCAAAGAATGGTATTCCGCAACGGGGAAATTAAAGCGTTTCATAGCCGCTTATGAACCATTCATTCATGATATGGTTTGCACGGAAAGCCACGGTTCTGATAAATACGATAATTGCCCGAATCCTTTTAAGTGATATATAAAGCCTACCATGCCAGGTGGGCATTTTTTTAAAAAAGGGCAAAACTGTTCCTATGAATTCCTATGGAAAGGTGCTATAATAGTATCGTAAAAAGCTGGACAGAAACCTGTCCGGCTTTTTTTGTGCTTGCGTCTGGCCCAGCGGTTTTCCTCCTCCTTCCCGCTGGGCCTTTTACATAAGCATTCAGGAGAGCAAGACAGGCAAAAGCCAATCTTTTGTTTTTACGGGCTTGCGGGAAAATCATCCTGCTGGTGGGGGCGGGATAGACATACCGTTGTGGTGCAATTTAGGGAGCGCATTTGCAATTTGCGGGAGTTGTAAAGGATGCAGGTTCAAATCCTGCCAACGGTTCCATTGACAATATCAAAAAAGATAAGTGAGGATGAGAAAATGAAGGTTGTAGAACGGAAAATGGATGAGATTCGCCCGTATAAAAAGAATCCCAGGAAGAACGATGGGGCGGTGAAGTATGTAGCCGAATCCATCAAGCAATTCGGCTTCAAGGTTCCTATCGTCATTGACAGTGATGGCGTGATTGTAGCCGGACATACCCGATGGAAGGCTGCAAAGAGCCTTGGCCTGGAAGTGGTTCCTTGCGTTGTGGCTGATGATCTGACGGAGGAACAGATTAAAGCGTTTCGGCTGGCCGATAACAAGGTAGCAGAAAAGGCGGTATGGGATTTCGACCTGTTGGCAACTGAATTGGATGATCTGATTGATTTTGACATGAGTGATTTCGGATTCTTGCAGGGCGAAGATATCACCCTGGATGTGAATGATGATGATTTCATGCAGGATACGGAAATCACGAAGGAAAAGAAGCCGAAAGAAGTTGTTTGCCCTGATTGCGGGAAAGTGATTCAGCTATGAGGGTTTTTCTTGCTGCGACAACGGCCGGAATGACAGCGCAGACAAGGGAAGAAGCGTTCAGGGTAGGAAAGCCTACCTATTTGCTGGAAACGTTTTTCGCTGGCGAGAAAACGTGCAAAAAGGTATTGAGCGATACTACCACAGAAAACTTTCTTCTTGATAGCGGTGCTTTCAGTTACATGAGCGGTGCAGAATGCACGAAGGAACAGTTAATCCAGTATATGGACAATTACATAAACTTCATAAACGAAAATGATGTGAAGTATTTCTTTGAACTGGATGTTGATACCATTTTCGGGATTGAGTTTGTGGAACAGTTGCGGAAGCGGCTGGAACAGAAGACACAAAAGAAATGCATCCCTGTATGGCATAAAGGCAGAGGGATCGAATACTGGAAATGGATGTGCGATAATTACGATTATGTGGCAATCGGTGGCCTTGTATTCCATGTTAAGAAGCAGGAATATGAAGCTATTAGAAAGATGGTAGAGTACGCAAGGAAAAAGAATGTCAAGGTTCACGGGCTGGGCTTCACAAAAACCAAAGAACTTGACAAATATCATTTCTATAGCGTTGATTCTGCCAGCTGGACAAAGGCGGCTGCATTGGGCAGACAAGCCCATTTCTTCAACGGTAAAGATATTGATGCAAGGCCGCTCCAACAAGCAAATAAAAAAGTCAAGTTAAGCGAACTGGTAAAGCATAATATGATTGAATGGTGCAAATATCAGCGCTACATGGATGCGAAAAGGTGGTAAAAAATGAACAGTTTCAAAAATAAACTTCTCCCCGTTCTGTTTGGGGTATACTGTGCAAGCCTGATGATTCAGAATGTGCTTGCAACGAAAACGATTGATATTGCGGTATTTACTGTTACGACAGGCGTTCTTGTAAGCCCGTTTGTTTTTATCGTTCAGGATGTGACGAGCGAACTATACGGATATGAAAAGGCAAAGCGGATGATCTTTGTATCGTTTGCAATGAACTTCCTTGCAGCTATCCTCTATCAGTTCGCTATCCTCCTTCCTCCTTCCGTTTCCTTTGCTAACCAGGACGGATTTGCTTCTGTGCTTGGCAGCACGCTCCGCATCACTTGTGCCAGCTTTGCGGCCTATTTGGCAGGTAGCCTTATTAATACAAAAGTTATGGTGAAGCTAAAGGAACGGTATAACAATAGTCTGTTTGTCCGGGCTATTACTTCTACTGTGGTGGGCCAGCTTGTCGATAACGCTATCTTCTCTTTCGGTGCATTTGCATTTGTGTTACCTGTACCTGTGATTCTTTCCATGGTAATTGGTGCTACGATGTTTGAAGTATTATATGAAATCATCTTCTACCCTGTTACGAAAAAGGTAATTATGGCGCTGGAAAGCAAGATGATGGAAGAATGAATTATGAGATCATTGGCACAATGGCGAGCGCTGTTGTGCTTTTTTCGTTTTTAGCGAGCGGTGAAAAAAGGATAAGATTTATCAACATTTTCGGTGCTCTGCTTTTCGTCATATACGGCCTTCTCATCCATGCCTTCAGCGTATGGTTCATGAATGGAGCGCTTATTCTGATTCACGGATGGTATTTGCTAATGAAAAGGAGGTGATGCAATATGGCAAGAGATGATCTCATCTCCCTGGGTGAACGAACAACAGGTGAACAACAGAGAATTGCTCGGAAAGGCGGTATTGCATCCGGCAAGGCCAGACGGGAAAAGAAATTGATGCGGGAAACGCTGGATATTATCCTGTCAATGCCGATGAAAAACGGGAAGAATGCGGATGTGGAAAGCATCCGCAGTTTTGCTGCTTTGAAGGGTAAGAATATCAGCGTACAGGAAGCTATCCTGATTGCCCAGGTACAGAAGGCTATGAAGGGTGATACAAAGGCGGCTGAATATGTGCGGGATACAATTGGGCAGAAGCCTGGGGAAAGCATTGAAATGAGCATGAATCTTCCTGTTTTCTTTGAAGGGGAAGATGAACTTGAAGAATGAAGCTGTTTCTAAGATTTATCTGCCTGATTATATAGGGAAGGGATATAAAACCTTCTGGAACTTCCGTGGTAGGTATAAGGTATGCAAGGGAAGCCGTGCAAGCAAAAAAAGTAAGACAACGGCCCTCTGGTTTATCTATCATATGATGAAGTACCCAGATGCTAATACGCTTGTTATCCGTAAAACCTATAGAACGCTGAAGGATAGTTGTTATAAGGAACTGAAATGGGCCGCTAATCGCTTACAGGTGGCCCATTTGTGGGCCTTTACCCTGAACCCTTTAGAAGCTACATACAATCCTACAGGGCAGAAAATACTGTTTAGAGGGCTTGATGATCCCTTAAAAGTAACATCAATCACGGTTGATGTTGGGTGCCTTTGTTGGGGCTGGATAGAAGAAGCATATGAAATCCTGAATGAAGAAGATTTTAAGATGCTTGACGAATCTATCCGTGGCCGTATGCCGCCAGGACTATTCAAGCAATGGACAATCACCTTTAACCCTTGGAACGAACGGCATTGGCTGAAAAAGCGTTTCTTTGATGCTAACCCCAGCCCGAACATATTAGCTATGACCACGAATTACATGTGTAATGAATGGTTAGATGAAGCTGATATGGAACTGTTTGAAGAAATGAAATTACGCAATCCCCGGCGCTATGCTGTTGCTGGCCTTGGTGGCTGGGGTATCGTGGATGGCCTTGTATATGAAAACTGGAAGGAAGAAGCTTTTGACCTGGAGGAAGTAAGGAAGCGCCCAGGCGTGGTATCTGCTTTCGGCCTTGACTTTGGTTATACTAACGACCCTTCCACCCTGTTCTGTGGGCTGCTTGATAAGGATAACAAGCGGCTTTTTGTATTTGATGAAATGTATCAGAAGGGCCTTTCTAACAAGGCCATATACGATACTGTCAAGGAAATGGGCTATAGGAAAGAGCGCATAACGGCTGACAGCGCTGAACCCAAATCCATAGATGAATTGAAGGGCTTGGGCCTTCGGGTGAAGGCAGCGAAGAAGGGCAAGGATAGCATCCAGAATGGTATCCAATGGATACAGGATTTAGAAATCATCATACATCCCCGGTGCGTGAATTTCCTTACTGAAATCAGTAACTATACCTGGGATCAGGATAAATTCGGCAATAAGCTGAATGTACCGATTGATGATTTTAACCATCTGATGGATGCTATGCGCTACGCCCTGGAGCAGTACATAGCAGAAAAGAAATGGCTTTATTAAGAAGGTGAAAAGGGGTGTATATCGTAAAATGCTTTCAGTAACGGAAATAAAAACCTTGATTGAAAGGGATGCTGCCAGCGAAAAGAAGCAGCAAGCCAGGAAGGGGCTGCAATACTATGAATGCAGCCATGATATCAAGGATTATCGCATCTTCTTTGTAAACGCAAAGGGCGAAATGCAGGAAGATAAAACGAAAAGCAATATCAAAATCAGCCATCCTTTCCTTACGGAATTGGTGGATCAGAAAGTGCAATACATGCTTTCTGGCAAGGAAGCCTATGGTGGCTGCTGCTATGTGAAATCTGATATCCCTGAATTACAGGATGAATTGGATGCACGGTTTAATGAAAACGATGAATTCAATGCTGAATTACAGGAAGCACTTACCGGGGCTTCTGTCAAGGGTATTGAATACATGTATGCTTACATGGGCGAGGATGGCAAGACAACCTTCCAGGCCGCTGATAGCCTGGGCGTTGTGGAAGTCAGGAAAGATGAAACGGATGATGGCTGCGATTATGTGATTTATCATTATGTAGACCGCATCGGGATTGATAATAAGAAGATTAAGCGGATTCAGGTTTGGGATAAAACCCAGACCTATTTTTATTGCCAGGTGGATGATGGAACGATTGTGCTTGATGAATCGCAGAAAATCAATCCACGGCCCCATATTATCTATACCAAAGAAGGGGATGAAAGCACCTATTTTGATGGGTTTGGCTTCATTCCCTTTTTCGGTCTGCCCAATAACCGCAAGCAATACAGCGACCTGAAGCCCATTAAAGCCCTGATTGATGACTATGATTTGATGTCATGCGGCCTATCCAATAACATCCAGGATGCGAATGAAGTGCTGTATGTTGTGAAGGGTTTCCAGGGTGATGATCTGGATGAAATGATGATGAACATGAAGGCCAAGAAGCATGTTGGCCTTGATGAAGAAGGCGGCGTGGATATCAAAACCATTGATATTCCCTATCAGGCACGGCAAGCAAAATTGGAACTGGATGAAAAGAATATCTACCGCTTCGGCATGGGCTATAATTCTTCTCAGATTGGCGATGGCAATATTACAAACGTTGTAATCAAAAACCGCTATGCCCTACTGGATTTGAAGTGCAACAAGATGGAAATTCACCTGAAGAATTTCTTCCGTAAGCTGCTGAAGGTAGTGCTGAAGGAAATCAATGAGCAGAACGAAACGGATTACAGGCTTTCTGATGTGTATTTCAACTTCAAGCGGGAAGTAATGACCAATGCCGCTGATAATGCCCAGATTGAATATACGGATGCTCAAAGGCAGCAAGTGCAGATTAATACCCTGCTGAACCTGGCAAGCCATCTGGACAATGAAACCCTGATGCAGAATATCTGTGATGTGCAGGATTGGGATTATGAAGAAATCAAGGATAAGCTGCCCAAGCCTGAAGAAAACGATTTGTATTCTGCTCAATCTGCCCTTGATGCGATTGCGCCTGAAGGTGATATGATTGAATAAGCGGGAAAAGGAAGTATTGCAGATTCAGCTTGACAATGAAAAGGCTGTTCTGGACAGGCTGAAAAAACAGTATCAAAGAGCGCTGCATGAAATCAATATCAAAATCAAACTGCTGCAATCGAATGAATTGACCCAATCCAGGATATACCGCATTCAGTATCAAAAGGCGCTGAAGGGCCAGGTGGAAGCAATCCTTGAAAAGCTGCATGGGGATGAATACAGCACGATTCAGGAATATTTGTCTGATAGCTATACTACGGGCTATGTAGGCACGATGTATGATATGGCTGGGCAGGGAATCCCCATTATTACGCCTATCGACCAGAAGGCGGCTGTAAAGGCCGTGCTTACTGATTCCAAGGTAAATAAAGGGCTGTATACCGCTTTGGGCGTGGATATTAACCAGCTAAAAAAAAGCATCAGCGATGAAATCACCAGGGGCATTGCCGCTGGTGATTTTTATGATGTGATTGCCCGGAATATTCGTTTGGCAACTGGCGCACCCCTATCCAGGGTGAATACCATTGTAAGGACAGAAGCCCATAGAATCCAGCAAGCATCGGCAGAAGATGCACGGCAGAAAGCAAAGAAAAAAGGGGCTGATGTGGTAAAGCAATGGGATGCTACTATGGATAGCCGAACCCGTGCCACCCATGCACAGCTTGACGGTCAGATTAGGGAAACAGATGAATACTTTGAAATAGGCGGGAAGAAAGCCATGTATCCCGGCGAATTCGGTGATCCTGCGGAGGATTGCAACTGCCGCTGTGTTGCTACCACCCGTGCCAGGTGGGCGCTTGATGAAGATGAACTGAACATTTTGAAAGAAAGGGCCACTTATTTCAAGCTGGATAAAACCACGGATTTTGATGATTTCAAGAAAAAGTATCTGAATGCTACAAAGGCGAATTAGCGCATGAAAGAGGGTGATTCCAATGCCCTGAATCAACTTACGGTCAAGTAAAAAAAGCGTTGTAAAGGCTGCATTTGCGGCCTTTTTTCATGCCTAAAATCAACTTACGATCAAGTAAGAAAGGATGAATAAAATGATTGATTTAACCCCCCTTGTACAAGCAATTATTGCCCTGGCCGCTTCTGCCATTACTGCTTTCCTGATTCCTTGGCTACGTCAGCGTTTCGGCAATGAAAAGCTGGAAAAGATCAAAGCCTGGGTTGAAATTGCAGTATTGGGCGCTGAAAAGTTGTACGGCGCTGGCCGTGGTGATGAAAAGCTGGAATATGCCGAAGCCTTCCTTGCCCAGCATAATATCAAGCTGGATACTGCTGAATTGATTGCTTTGGTGAATGCGGAAATCAAGAAGATGGAACAGGCTGAAAATGTGGTTGAGCCTGTTCCTCCCGCCGATGTACCTTTCAGCGAAGAACCCGTTGAATAATTCTTAACACAAAAAACAGAAAAGGGAGTTGATACGAACATGGAGATAATTCGCTATTACCAGACGAAAAATCCATGCTATATATCCGGGCGAAAAATCAAGCCTTCCGGAATTGTGGTTCACAGTACCGGGGCCAATAACCCCTATCTGAAAAGATACGTTGGCCCGGATGATGGAATCTTGGGGCAGAACCAATACAACAATCATTGGAACAGCGCAAAGGCAAATAAATGTGTACATGCCTGGATAGGAAAGACAGCGGATGGCAGCGTGAAGGTATATCAAACCCTTCCATGGGATTATCGCTGCTGGGGCGTTGGAAGCGGAAAGAAAGGCAGCTATAACGCTTCCCATATTCAGTTTGAAATCTGTGAAGATAGCAAAAAGGATAAAGCCTATTACCAGGAAGCCTTCCAACTTGCACAGCAGCTTTGTGAATACCTTGCCGAAATGTACGGCATAAAGGAAGAAAACATTGTGGGCCATTATGAAGCGTGGGCCACTGGTTATGGTTCCAATCATTCAGATCCAAAGCCTTGGCAGAAGAAACACAGCGGAAGCATGGCACAATTTCGGGCTGATGTGGCGGCACTTATAAACGGCAATACAAGCCCTTCTGAAACGATTATCAGCAAGGCAGAACAAACACCCGTTAAAATACCCAAACCCGTACAGATAGCCCCGGAAACAGCGCAGAATGGAAGCGTGGTGATACCTATGATTACGCTACGAAAAGGAAGCCGTGGAACACAGGTAAAGGTGCTTCAATGGCTTTTGAGTATGAATGGCTACAATGTCGGCACGGTAGATGGCATCTTTGGAGCTAATACGCAAAAGGCTGTAAAGGTATATCAAACAGCAAAGGGCCTATCTTCTGATGGCGTTGTAGGAAAGAATACCTGGTCTAAACTACTGGCGTAAAGGCTGAATGGCTTTTACATATATACGCCTGGGCAGCGTTATAAGCCTATTCCAAATAGTGAAGCAACCACTTAAAAAGCGTAGAAAGGAATGTGACTATGAATCTTAATGAAATCCTGAAAGCAAAAAATATTGGTGATGATGTAATCCAGGCCATTATGGCTGATATGAAGGCGAATGGAATCTATACCGCTTCCGAAGAGAACCTTGATATCCGATATGGCAAGCTGAAAACCCAAAGTGAAGGCTATTTGAAAGAACGTGATGAAGCCCGTGCCACCCTTGAAGAACTGCAAAAGGCCACAAAGGGCCAGGAAAACTTGCAGCAGATTATCAAGGATCATGAGCAGCGGGAAGCACAGCTTCAGGCTCAATTGGAACAGACGAAGATTGAAGCTGAAATCAAGGTGGGCTTGCTTGCTGAAAAGGCCATGGATGTGGATTATCTCACCTTTTTGTTGAAGGAAAAGGGAGAACTTGCCCTGGACGAAAACGGGAAAATCAAGGGCTGGGAAGATAAAGTTGCCGCCCTGAAAACCCAGAAACCCACGTTCTTTGAATCTGCTGCAAACAAAAAGATTATTGAAAATCGACTTCCTGAAAGCCCTGAAGAACGGGCTTCGGAACCTAAAACCCTTGCGGAAGCATTGCACATGCAATACGAAAAAACAAATTAAGAAAGAAGGTAATTGATTATGCCTATTACTCTGAACGAAATGAAAGTTGGTATGTCCGATAAGGTAACCCAGAAGGTTATCGACCTGTTTGTTCGCCATTCTGAAATCCTGGAACTGCTGCCTTTTGACAACTGCGTTTCTCCTTCTGGCGGCTCCACCCTGACTTATGGCTATGTGCAGAAGAAGCTGCCTTCCACCACTGCTTTCCGTGCCATCAATACCGAATACACTCCTTCTCAGGCAACTGTTGAAAAGAAAACCGTTGATCTGAAGGTATTCGGCGGTGCGTTTGAAATTGACCGTGTTATCAAGGATGCTGAAGGCATGTATAACAACATGGCCCTTCAGGTGGAAGAAAAGGTACTTTCCGCTATCGGCACTTTCCATAATGCCATGATCAATGGTGACTCTGCTGCGGATGCCCTGGCCTTTGATGGCCTGGATAAATTCCTGGTAGGCCAGACTACCGAATACAACACGGGCGATACCCCCATCGATCTTTCCACTATGGCCAAGCTGAAGGAAAACGCCGATGTATTCTATGAAGCGCTGCTGAAGCTGATCAATAGCGTTCATGCCGATGCCATCATGTGCAATGAGGGCATGAAAACCAAGATTCAGACCGTTGCCCGTATTCTTGGTTACAAGACCGAAAGCGAAGAAGCCTTTGGCCGTACCATTACTACCATTGGTGAAGGCAAGGTGCGTATCATTGACCTGGGCAACGTTGTTACCGTAAGCGGCAGCAATGCCGTTGAAACCCCCATCATCAATGTGGATGGTACTGGCCTTACCGATATTTACGGTGTGCGTTTCAACGTGCTTGACGGCTTCCATGGCGTTACCCTGGATGGCGATAAGGCCATTCATCAGTATATGCCTGATTTCAATACTCCCGGCGCTGTGAAGAAGGGTGAAGTTGAAATGGTGGCTTGCGTTGCCCTGAAGAATGTAAAGTCTGCTGGCGTACTGCGTAATATCAAGATTCGCTAATTGAAAGGATGAATAAAAATGGCAAAGACCCCTAATACAAAGAAGGCTGAAAAGGTTTATATCGTTGAAACGCCTGTGAAGGATTATGTAGGCGTTGGCGCTGCTGGCGTTCAGTTTGCCTATGGCAAGGCTGAAGTGAAAGAAGGCTGGGTGCTGGAATGGTTCAGAAAGCACGGTTACAAGGTAACTGAAAAGGCCGAGGAAGCCCCCGAAACTGAAACAGCCGATAATAAATAACGGTGGTGATTTCCTATGATTATGACCGTTGATTTTTTGCGGCGGTTCATTCAGACGGAAGAAGAAGATCAGGCGCTTGAAGCAAGGCTTCAGGCGCTTGAACTTCTTATTCAGGGCTATACCAATAACGACTTCAAACGGCATCTGACGGCAGACGGGGAATACCCAATGGATGTAAAGATGGGCGCAATTAATATGCTGCTGTGGGATATGGATAACCGGGGCAAGATTGGCATTCAATCTGAATCCATTTCCCGGCATTCTGTGACCTATTATAACCTGGACGGGAATACATCCAGCATGGGTTATCCTGTGGCTCTGCTGGGCTTTCTGAAGCCCTACAAACGGGCCAGATTCGGGCAGGGGTTGAGCGTATGAAAGGCATAGGCGGCAATACAAAAGCAATCATCCAGGTATCAAGCATTACTGCAAACGCCATTGGCGAACAGGTGAAAACTTGGCAGGATGTGCAGACCTTGAAAGGCTGGCTTGATCTTTCCAACGGCGAAGCCCGGTATACATCCTTCAGCGCAAAAATCCAGGAATCCACCCATGTTTTCATTGCCGATTATATCCCATTGGATAACAGGATCAGCGCAGAAACAGCCAGGATGATGATTGACGGAAAATCCTATGATATCACCCTGATTGATAATCCTATGGAACTGAAGCACGGTTCACAGCTTGAAATTTTCCTCAAATACACAGGGGGCGTGTGATGTGGCAAATTTCAAGTTTGAAGATTACCGGGCAGAAGTAAAAGCAGCGCTGAATGATACAACCATTGAATGGCTGTATGAAACTGCGGAAGAAGTGAAATCCCACGCCCAGCGCAATTGCCAGATGGCAACAGAAGGAGATTCTGTAGGCATCCAACTGAAAGGCTCCTATGCTGCGGATGTAAATGAAGGGGCCGGGGAAGCCCAAATAGGAACCCCCTTGGAAGCGGGATATTGGGAAGAATACGGCACAGGTGAACATGCAGCCCACGGGGACGGTAGAAAGGGCTGGTGGGTGTATGTGAAAGGCTATCAAGGCGATGGCGGCAAAACCTACCATTCCAAAGAAGAAGCCAAGGGCGCTGCTGCATTCCTTAGAAGCCGGGGCCTTGATGCTCACTATACCAACGGACGAAAGCCAAGCTATACCCTTGAAAAAGCATTTACGGCAACGGTTTCAAAGGCAGTAGCAGCATTGGCAGAAAAACTGAAAGGAAGAATGGGATGAGTATTGCAGCATGGGCGTATATCAATAGCCGCCTGAAAGCGCTGGGTATTCCTTACGCCTTCATGCGGTGGAACGAAAAGCCCCCTGACGATTATTATTTCGTAGGGGAATATACAGAAATATCTTCCCCTACCAAAGAAGAAAACGGGATGCAGGAAACTACAATCTTTCTCAGGGGCTATACCTGGAAGGATTGGCAACTGCTGGAGGAAGCCAAAGAAAAAATTGAAAGCAGCTTGCCCATTACCACGATTTTAGAAAATGGTAATGGGCTTGCTGTTTTTTATGATACAGCTATGCCTGTTCCTACCAGCGTTGATAATTTCAAAAGCATCAAAATCAATCTGACCGTACAAGAATGGAAGGTGTGATAAACCATGAAAGAAGGAAAGTCTGGCGTAACTGCCAATACCCCTAAGAATATCCTCTTTGGCGCTGGCACGATTCACAGGGGCTTGAAATATGAAGGTTCTTCCTGGAATTTTGCTGAATCCCTTGTGGGCGCTACTTCTGGCGGCAGCAAGTTTTCTGTTGTTCCTACTGTTACCCCTATTGCCGTTGACGGCGTGAACGTGCGTACCAAGGAACTGGATAAGAAAACGGAAGAAAAGGCTTCTATGGAAATCAATTTCATTGAGCTGAAAAAAGAAATTATTCAGGCTGCTACCTTTGGTAAGCTGGGTACTTCTGAAGATGCTGGCTATGATTTGATTGAATCGAAGGCAGATATCGAAGAAGGGGATTACTGGGATAATATCGCCTTTGTTGGCAAAACCCTGAAGGGCGATAAAAACATTATTGTCATCATGGATAATGCCATTTGCACTTCCGGCCTGGAAATGGAAGGCAAAGCCAAGGAAGGCTCCATCGGCAAATTTATCTTTGAATGTACTGCCGAACTGGATAGCGATGGGGATACCCTGCCTTGGCACATTTATTATCCCAAGGCTACTGCTTAACAAAATAACGATATAGGGCGGGAGTATTTTCTCCCGCCCTTTTTATGAAAGGATGAAATAGAGTGGAAAAGAAGTATCAGTTGAGGAATCCTAAAGCGGAAGATATCTTTGTTATGTTCCGTGTTATCTCTAAAATCGGCATCAGTAACATCAAGAAGATTTTCAATGCCCAGTATGTGAAAGAGATTATGGAAACGGCTGCTAAAGACGGTAATGCTGAAGAAGGTAATGCCGAAAAGAAGCCTGAAGCAATCGGAATGTATATTGTTTTCGATATTGCCAGCACAATCCTGGAAAACATGGAGAATGCGAAAACGGATATTTATGCTTTCCTGGCCCGTCTTTCTGGCATGAAGGAAAGCGAGATTGCCGATATGGAAGCGGCTGAATTTGCCGAAATGGTGATTGATACAATTCAATTGGAGGGCTTCCGGGATTTTTTTCAGCGTGTGCTTGGATTGTTCAAGTAAACGATATACAGTTTCTTGATCTTCTTTTCCAACGCTATGCAAATCCTTACCCCTTGCTTAATGGGATGATTAGCACAGGGCGATTCTGTGAATTTGTGCAGGAATTGATAAAAACCCATAATGAAGAACAGGAAGATAAAACTATCTGGGAATACTGGCTTCATAAGGTATACGATAAATCCCTTGGAGAATTTAAGGAATCGCTAAAAACAGAATCTTCAGCAGCACCAACACAGAAAGAATTGGAAGAAACCGTTCTGGCTTCTTTTGAGATGCTTGAAGGGTTTTCTTTGCGTGGAGGTGCGCAGGATGGAATTATTCAAGCTGCTGGGGACGGTAGCGATTGATACCGCAAATGCAGAACAGGCCCTTGATGATGTATCAAACAGCGCCGGGAATACTGGGAATGAAGTAGAATCTGCATTAGGGAAAATCGGCGCTGCATCCCTGAATATTGCAAAATGGGTAGCAGGGGCCGGGATTGCCCTTGGCGGGGCCTGGATTGCCGCCATTGAGGGAAGCCGGGAATACAGGGCAGAAATGGCGAAGCTGGATACTGCCTTTGTAACCAACGGCCATTCATCGGAAGCGGCCAAGCAAACCTATTCGGATCTGAATGCCGTGCTGGGGGATTCGGAACAGGCTGTGGAAGCATCCCAGCATCTTGCCAAGCTGACCGATAACGAAAAGGAATTGCAAACCTGGACGGATATCTGTACAGGCGTATATGCCACCTTCGGCGCTTCCCTTCCCATTGAGGGCTTGACGGAAGCGGCCAATGAAACGGCAAAAACCGGGGAACTAACCGGGGGCCTGACGGATGCATTAAACTGGGCCGGGATATCTGAAGAAGAATTCCAGGCAAAATTAGATGCATGCACCAATGAACAGGAACGGCAAAAGCTAATCATGGATACCCTGAACAGCACCTATTCTGAAGCATCCACCCAGTATCAGGCCACCAATAAGGATGTAATAGAAGCCAGGAAAGCCCAGGAACGGCTAACAGATGCAATGGCTGAACTGGGCCGGGTGGGTGAACCTATCCTGACCGCTATCAAAAACAAGGTGGCCGAAATGGTACAAGCGGCTGTTCCCCATCTTGAAAACCTGATCCAGAAGGTGAAGGATGCAAAGAAATGGATGCAGGATAATAAGAATACGGTGGATGCATGGAAGGCCGCTATCATTGCCGTTACGGTAAGCGTAGGCTCCTTCCTGCTGGTGCTGAAATGGGGCGCTATCATGGGCGCTGCTACCAAGGCCGTAAAGGCCACCAGGGCGGCTATCCTGCTATTCAATGCGGCGCTCCGGGCTAATCCTATAGGGCTTGTAGTAAGTCTGTTAGCAGGGCTTGTAGCGGCTTTTGTGTACCTGTGGAATAACAATAAGGGCTTCCGTGATTTCTGGCTGAAAATGTGGGATAAGATAAAATCCGTGGGTGCTTCTGCCGTTTCCTATATCAAGGGCAAATTTAATGATTTCAAGGGAACGGTAAGCAACGTTCGCAACCGCTTTGATGAAATCCGAAAAGGGATAGCAGATAAGATTGATCAGGCGAAAGAAGCGGTACGGAAAGCCATTGACAAGATCAAGGGCTTTTTCAAATTCTCCTGGTCACTTCCGAAGCTGAAAATGCCCACCTTCAGCCTGAAAGGGAAATTCAGCCTTGATCCCCCATCTGTGCCGAAAATCGGGATTAAGTGGAATGCTGAAGGCGGCATTCTGACCAGGCCCACGCTGTTTGGCGCTGTAGGGAATACCCTGCTTGGCGGCGGGGAAGCAGGGAAAGAAGCTGTTGCTCCTATTAATGTATTGCAGAACTATGTTCGGGCCGCTGTGCAGCAGGAAACGCAAGTGCTGGGGAAAATCCTGATTGAGCAATCACATGCCCTGATGGATTTCCTTTCCCGGAAAATGCCCCAGGCCGTGATGCTGGATTCCGGGGCGCTGGTGGGAACCTTAACCCCTGGCATTGATGCACGGTTATCTGATCGGTGGCGCAGGAATGAACGATAAAAAAGGGGCGGCTGCTGGCCGCTCCTTTTGTTGTTCAAAAGCCTATATTTGTCAAGAGAGAAATGGGGATGATGAATTTTGAATCTATTTAAGCTATTTGGCTCCATCGTTATTGATAATTCAGATGCGAATAATGCAATAGACGGTACTGTGGATAATGCAAAAAATGCGGAGTCGGAATTAGAATCATCATTTAATAAATATGCTACTTATGCTGGAAATGCCGGGAAAGCAATTATTGCAGCTTTTGCCGCTGCTGGCACTGGGTTTACCATGATAATGAAAAGTGCGCTGAATGTGAGCGGTAGTGTAGAACAGGGGTTAGGCGGCGCTGAAGCAGTTTATGGCAAATTTGCAAAAACTGTAGAAGAAAATGCCAAAGCAGCCTTTTCAACCATGGGCCTTTCAATGGCTGATTACCTTGCCACAGCAAATAAGATGGGTTCTTTATTTATTGGCACAGGGGCAGAAATTGAAAGTGCCTATGAAATGACAACCAATGCCATGCAGAGGGCGGCTGATGTTGCGGCTATCATGGGCGTTGATATTAACTGGGCTATGGAATCTGTTGCCGGAATGGCAAAAGGCAATTTCACCATGATGGATAATCTTGGCGTTGCCATGAATGATACGACCCTGAAAGCATATGCGCTTGAGAAAGGCATTGCCGATTCATGGGATGAAATGACACAGGGGCAGAAAATCGGAATAGCCTATCAGATGTTCATGGAGCGTACTGCCTACGCAATGGGCCAATACACCAAAGAAAACGAAACCTATACCGGCTCCATTACTACAATGAAAGCTGCAATTCAGAATTTGCTTTCCGGGGAAGTTGATCCATCAACTGTAATACCGCACATTGAAAACGGCCTTCGTGTGATGGTAGACAGGATTGCGAAACTTGCCCCTGTTTTAGCAGAAGGATTATCTTCTCTAATTGATGCGCTCATTCCTCATATTGGGCCTATTCTTGATAAATTGGTTCCTGCATTTATGGATTTTTCGATAAAGATTACCGAAGGCGTATTGATGCATATAATCAATAATATAGGCAATTGGATGTCTGGCGGGGAAAAAGGCATTGATAAGGAAAGCATAGAAAGAAAAGTGTATGCAGACGCTGTAAAGAATTTGGATACGGAAACAGTGAAGAATACTGCAAGAAATTTGCTGATATACTCAGATGATTTTGATAAAGGTCTAAAATTTGCTTTAGGACAAGTAGAAGCAAAAGTTGTGCAATTACAGGTAGAAGGTAATGATGATGAAGCGAGAGAATTAATAGCATGGTGGGAAAGCATACAAGCAGAATTGAATTTTTCTGCGCCGCTTACTCTTGTGCCGACAATCGGCTCAACTGAATTCACTTCTACTTCGGGCGATACATTTGGCGGCGTATCTGGCAGCTTCGCTACTGGCCTTGACTATGTTCCCCGTGATAATTTCCTTGCCCGTTTGCATCAGGGCGAAGCGGTATTGACAGCGAAGGAAAACAGCGAATACAGACGGATGAAGAATGGCGGGAATATAGAAAGTGCGATTGTATATCTCACGGAAGCAATCGGCGAATTGCAAGCAGGATTCCAGGCGAATATGAATCTGTATGTGAATAAAAAGCATGTTGCTTCTGCTTTGTCCCGTGATATGGGGCGCTCTATCGGGAATCGTGAATATGCTCTGATGCGTGGAATGGGGGGATAATCATGAATTATATTAGTTTCCGTGGCGTAAGAACGGATGATATAGGGCTATTGATTGCAATGATGCCCTCCCATAAACGGGCAAGAATCCGTCAAACAGAATATGAAATCCCTGGCCGTGATGGCGCATTGCATATCACAGAAGGTTACGGGGCTTTTGATCTGCAAGTAATTGTAACGATGCTGAATGCAGAAGCATCCCTGCGCCAGACGGTAAACGCCTGGGCAGATGGCACAGGGAATTTGTTCACTTCGGATGATCCCGGCAAATGCTTTCGTGCAAGCGTTTTTGATGAAGTGCAATATGGCCGGAGGAAATGGGGTGGGAAATTTTGCGATACTGCGAAAATCACTTTCCGCTGTCAGCCGTTCATGTATGAAACCACGCCGAAAATTTACACCTTTACACAAAATGGAATAATTGTCAACCTGGGCAATATCCCTTCCCTGCCGCTTATCACGGTAACGGGAAGCGGGGATTGCTCTTTTTCAATTGGTGGCCATTCTGTCACGCTTACCGGGGTATCATCCCCTGTAACGCTTGATTGTGAAGCGGGGTATGCCAGCACAGAAAATGGGGCTGTAACAATGCAGGGCAGCTTCCCGGAAATCGGGCTGAATGATTCTGCTATTGAAATCGGAGAAAGCATCACGAAGCTTGAAATCAAAGGAAACTGGAGGTGGCTGTAATGGGCATACATGTTTTTCCGCATGATTGCAAGGATTTTGCCAATAACGGATTATGCGGCGATTTACAGCCTATCGAAGCCTATTTCGAGGAAGAAAAGAACGGCATTTCGCAGATTGAACTGACCCTGCAATATGATCCATATGGAAAATGGAAAGAAGTTAAAGTAGGGCGTTATATCCGGGCAATGGTTCCTGTCCGGGTAACGCCATTTATTGAAGATGATTCTTATTGCACTACTGTTCAGAAAGTCAAGCTAAAAACCGGAACAAAGCAAACATACTTAACGAAAAAGAAAGATGTTGTTTATCTGCTTTACAAGCCCGATATAGACAACGGCGGGTATTACGAAAAAGCGACAAATCTTTCGCCGGATAGCGTTGTTGTTGCCCTTGGCGTTAAAGCTGGCATTGCAGAAATCAGAACTGAAAATGTGCGAACTTATGTAACTGTTGATGATTATGATGTAATTGAACAGGTGGAAATCCCTGCTGCCCTGGATGGCGTGGAATCTGTGACAGGTACAGCCAGATTGAAGCCCCAGTTTTTCATCATCACCAACGTGGAACAAACCCTGGAAGGCATGGTTGTAACGGCGCAGCATGTATTCTATGAATTGCTTCAGAATGCTACTACATACAAAAGCGAAAATACCGTACAGGGCGCTGCCGCTTGCAGACAGGTATTTGATAACCTGATTTCGCCTGATGATCGTTTTGAAATCTATTCGGATTGCAAGGAAGAACAGAAGGGGCTGGATTATGACCGCCTTTCCCCTGTTCAGGCGTTGCTTGATCCTGATGAAGGGATTTGCGCCAAGTACGGCCTATCCCTCATCCGGGACAACTATGCAATCTATGCCCTGAAAAATGTGGGTACAGACCGGGGCTTTGTGGTGGAATACGGAAAGAATATGCTGTCCGTTGAATGCGTAGAAAACATTGATGAAACCTATACTCGCATCATTCCCTTTGGCAAGGACAAGGAAGGGAATGCGGTATATATGGACGGGCAGATTTGGGTTGATTCTGAACGTATCAATGATTATCCTGCACCACGGATATTGCTTCTGGATTGTACAGATACAGCATCCGTAGGCAAGGAAATGGATATTGCCCAGGTAAAAGCCGAATTAAAGCGCAGGGCCGAAGAAGAACTGGAAAATGGCATTGATAAGCCTGATTTGCAAATGACAGTTGATTTCCTATCCCTGGGTGATACGGAAGAATTCAAGCAGTATCGTGATTTGGATAAGGTTTATATGTTTGACCGAATCACGGTAAAAGATAGCGTAAGGGGCTATGATTATACGGCTGAAGTTGTAGCTGTTAAGCACAATCTGCTTACCGGGATGCTGGAAAGTTGCACGATTGGAAGCCTGGAAAAGGCTCCTTCCGCAAGAAAAATTGCTTCCTGGCAAGTGCCTACTGTGGACGGCGGCAATATCCGCTTGCAATCTATTGTTCCCGGCATTCTTGGCGCTGATGCAGTTGGCACAGAAAACATCCAGAACGGCGCTATTATTGCTGATAAGATCGAAGCCGGGGCAATTAAAACTGAAAAGATTGAAGCCAGGGCCGTAACAGCGGAAAAAATAGCGGCAGATGCAATAGAAGCAAGGCATCTTTCCGTAGATGCTCTTACTGCTGTTGATGCACATATTGTGAATGCAGATATTGATTGGGCAGAAATTGATTCTCTGCAAGCCGCCATTGCCCAAATCACCAGCGCTGAAATTCAGAACGTGGATATTGATTTTGCCAAGATCAAGGATTTGAATGCAGATACAGCTATTATTACGAAGGGAACTGCGGGTGAATTGTATATCTCCCGTTTGGCTGTAACGGAAGCAAACCTTGTATCTCTTTCTGTCGGGCAGCTTATGGTAAAGGGCGCTGATGGTTCCTTTTATGCCCTTTCCGTGGATGAAACAGGCGCTGTCAAGGCAGAAAAGAAGCTGGTAGCTAATGCGGATATCGGGGATAAGACGATTGATGCAGGGGAAAAAATGATTGAAGGCAGCGTGACAGCGGCCACCTTGAACGCCAGGGAAATCTTTGGGGAAAGCGCCCTGATCCGGGAATTGATCGCATCCACCCTGGATGTGGATACCCTGTTTGCCAGGGAAGCCATGATTGCCAAGATCAACGCCCTGGATATCACCGGCAATGAATCCATCCGGCTGTATGTAAAGAGCCAGGAGGAAATGAGCGCATTCCTCCGGGTAACAGAAAACGGGCTGGAGATTGGCCGGGTGGGGGATACGGCCACCTTCCGGGCAGATAACCGCACCCTGGAAGTGACCAATGTAAAGACCGAGCGCCTGGGCCTTGCCCAGCGCATGAGCCAGAAGGAAGAATGGGCCGTATCCGCTTATAACAGCGGATTGAGCATTAAATGGATTGGAGGGGATGCATAATGGCTGTACTTACTCTGAACGGCGGCAGTGTATCCATTTCCAGCAGCTGGTATTACCGCTATGACCCGGATGAGCGGGATTATCTGTACGGAACGCCGTCCACCGGCTACGATGCAGTTTATTTCGATTTATCAGGCATCCCGGAAGGGGCAGAGATTCAGAGCGCCGTTCTGACCGCCAGCAGGTGGGGCAGCGGCAGGCTGCTGATGGCCGGGATGAACGCCGGAACGGTGGAGATCGACCCTGCCGATATCAACCCGGAAGAGGAGCTTAGAATCACCTTTTCTTTCCAGGCAAACGGCGGCTATAAAACCGGCAGCGCCAGCAGCGGCACTGTGACGGCCAGCGGCGGCTTTCAGAATATCACCCTGACCGTCACCTATGAAATGCCCTATACCGCCCCCACAGCGCCCACGGCGGTGACCCTATCCAAGGCCATGGCCACCCCCGGCGAAAGCGTTACCCTTTCCTGGAGCGGCGCAAAGGCGGGAAATAACGTAAACATTTCCGGCTATCAGGTGTATCGGGCTTCTTCTGCGGATGGGGAATATGCCTATCTTGCGGAAACGGATGCGGCTACGCTGAATCTTTCCGTTACCGCCCCCGGCAGCGCAGGCAGCTATTTCTATAAGGTGAAGGCGCTGGGCGATATTTCCGGCTATGACAGCGGATTATCTGTGGCCTTCGCCCAGGTATCCGTATCGGTTACGGCTCCTGCTGCCCCTTCCGGCCTTTCCCTTTCCAAGGATAAGCAGTATCCGGGAGGGGAAGCCATCCTTTCCTTCTCCGGCGCTTTAGCCGGGGAGAATAACCCAATCCGGGGCTATGCCCTGTGGCAATCCATCCAGAAGGACAGCGGATACACCAAAGCGGAAACCCTGACAAGCACGGCAACATCCGGCAGCTTTACCGTTACCGCCCCCCAATCCGGAAGCCTCTATTTCAAGGTGCAGACCCTGGGACAGTACATGGACGGCCCCCTTTCCGAAGCGGCGGTGATCACGGCCGATCTATCCGGCACCAGCGATTTCATCCTGTCTTCCGATACGGTGGATGCAGGGGAGGCCCTTACCCTAAGCCTTATTTCTAATACGGATAAGGCCCACACCCTGACGGTATCCATCGGGGAATATAGCCAGACCATCCAATCGGAAGCCGGGGCAGGAAGTATCACCTTTACACCGCCCCTTTCCTGGCTTTCTGCCATGCCGGAGAGCGAAACAGCGCCCATGCTGCTTTCCCTTGAAACGGCAGGAGCAGGAACCATTGAAAAAACGGCCCTTCTTCGCTGCCCGGATGATGTGGGGCCGATTGTTTCCGGGGCCTATGCCGTGCGGATTGATAATGATGTTCCTGCGGATTGGGGCGTATATGTGCAGGGTAAATCCCAGGCTGAGATACACCTTGAGCAGGAAGCGGCAATGGCCTATGCATCCCCAATCGTGCATTATCGGATGGAAGGGATGGGAGCGGCAGCGGAAAGCACAGCGGTTCCTTTTTCAATGATTACTGCCCGGATGAATGCCGGGGAAATCATCATTTCCATTATTGCTACAGATGCAAGGGGAAGAAAGGGAACGCAGCAGCTTGTTCTCAATGTAGAAGCCTATCAGGCTCCGGCCCTGAAAAACATCGTCACCCTGCGCTGTGATGCAGAAGGCAATGAAATGGATGAAGGCGCTTATGCCAGCATGGAAGCCGATCTTATCTATTCCTCCTGCGGCGGGAATAATGCGGCAACTGTTACTGCTGATTATAAACTACCCGGAAGCGAAACCTGGACAGCGGCTGGCAGCGTGACCGATGGCGCATTCATCTTCGGTGAAGGCTTGCTGGATATCGGCTTGAATTATGATGTGCGCTACCATATCACGGATACGCTTGGCGGCGAGAATATCTATTACGATGTGATCACCAGGGCGAAGCCGGAGCTGCATATCAAGCGGGGCGGCGGGGCCTGGGCCTTCGGGGGCCTTGCGAATGTTGATGGTACATTGAAGATTTACGGTAATCTGCAAATGACAGGCGGCTTCCTGATGGGCATTGAAAACGCAGGGCAACTTTTGTATGTGGCCCCCAATGGCAGGGCGCAGCCCCTGGCCCTTGGCAAGGGCATGTATATTTCCG